AGATAGGGTACCTGTTTCATTGTACTCATCTTGGAATACATTGAAGTCTAATCCTTTTTCATCAAGTAACTGATGTACTTGAGATCTAGTAGTGTTTACTATTTCTGGAGCTTCCTCATTTTGAAACCTCTCTTGCTCCGCAGTTAGCTGGCTCTCCTCGTTTGAATTGTGGAAGTGTTGTTCTAATTGCTTGTATGCTTGAGCTAAGTCTTGAGGGGAACTAAACTTTTCAGGTAACCACTCAGGTCTGTCATTATCTCTGACATATAGTTCTTCTGGTTGGTCACTAGGATTAATAGGCTCCTCCATCTTAGCAAACATGTTATGCACATGATCTGATGTACCTACTTGATTTGTTCCTTCTCCTTCATATGTGTTCACTTCTTCTGTCATTGTGTTTCCTTCTTACTGTGTGTTAATTATGCATTACCCATTTGTTGTGTCATAGCTTCTTGCATCTGTTGAGCCAACTCAGGATTGTTAGCCATTTGCTCATTCATACCCTTGACCATATTTGGCGTTGCTCCTTTAACAACATCACTCATCATCTGAGCTTGTTGTGCTTGCTCCATCTGTGCTTGCTGTGCTTGTTGGGCTTCTGCTTGTTCCATTTGAATCTGTTCATCAGTCTTAATTAAACCACCTGTGTCAATACCAAGAGATGCACCTAGTCTATCCATGTAGTCATCAATGTTTAGCTTCTGAGCTAACACTTCTGGCCCTAGTGGAGCTAGGTACTCTAAGAATTGAGATAGTTTATTCAAGTCCTGACCACGACCTAGTGCTTCCATACCAGTAACAATCTGTGGTTTGACTGATTCCTTTGGAAACTTAGGCATCTTCTTCTGCTTAACCATTCTGGCAAGTAGAATATTAATGAGTGGTAATTGGAATTCCTGAGAGAGTACAGAATAGACACCACCTAGAGCACTCTCTAGTTCTTGTGCCATGAAACGTATTTCTTCTGCTGTCACTCTTTCTGCATTCCTTTGAACAGAGGAATTAAGAAGGAAAGCCGCAGCTAACCTTTCTTGTATGTCTCTTAACATATCCTGTGCAATTCTAAAGTCATTAAACTTATCGACTTGCAATGTGGATACATCATTTGAATCGCCTTGCACTATAGCACCACTTGGTGCATCAGCTATTGTCTTTATCCTAGTGGTACCATTAGGTCTCACCAGAAATAAAACTTTGGAGGCTGCCGCAGAGCCTTCAACTATTGCTTTAGATAGTGCTTCAAGCGACTTAAGATCCCCTAAGTATTCTTCTACTAGTCCTCGACCATAAGATTCCCCATCAACTCTGCTAAAGCGGAGAGCAATGAAGGGACTCTTATCAATAGGAAATTTGCCGAAGGACTCAGGGATGGTAGTAGTTCCTATTTCTTGATGTATGTGCCAGTACTTACCCTTGTTACAGACATAAGTAAATAGCTCGTAGGGCTTGTCAGGAGACTCAGGGGAAAGTTCCTGTGGTGAAGGAAGCCCTAGAGCTATTCTTGCACTTTCTGGTATAGTCTTTGCATCAAGTGATTCTTTAGTTATTAGGTAAAGAAGATTACCCATTGGATCTCTCTTAACAATGAACCGATCCAAGTGGAACACTCGCATACCACCCTCTTCTGGTAGGTAGAGTAGGCAATTACCAGTTGTGATAAGGTGTTTTAATGCTTCAAATACTGGAACACGAAAGGCTTCAGTTTCAATCTCATTCATTGCCGCACGTTCAATCTTTGCAAACCCTTCTTCAACTGCACCCCTTTGTTCTGGGCCGACTAGTGCCTCTATGTCAAAGTCATCAATGGTTAATCTAAAGAAGGGGGAGTTTGGAGGAAGAAGAGTCAACAAAAGTTTACTTGCTAAATGATTAACACCTCTTGCTCCTATACTTTGGAATGGAGTTTGATAAGTGGTAGCCCAGTTTGCTCCTTGGTCTTTTATTAAAGTAGGTATCGTTAGTTTAGCACATTCTCTAGCCCTATTAAGGTACGATTCCCTATGAGAAAACCCTTGCTCATACATACCCTTGAGTTGCCCGCCTTCATAAGTCTCTTTAACATTCTTCATACTCTAACACCTGACCTACTAATTTTTCTTAGTCGTCTTTTACCTCCTCCACCAGCAGTTGACTTTTTAACTCCTTTGAATGTTGCACTCCTCGCAAAGCCTTGTCCTCCTTGTGCTACATCTTTAGAAAAATCTCCTTCTACTCCGGGGCGACTGGCTCCGGTAGTGCCGCTTTCTCCCGTACTCGACTGATCTCCCTTCCATGCTTGACCCGCATCCATCCACCTTGTCCACTCAGCTTTTCCAGCATCCATAACATTTACCCACTCAGCTTTTCCAGCATCCATAACATTTACCCACGCAGCTTTAGCTGCATCTGCTCTTGTATGAAGAGCTACTTTACCAGCATCTGTCGCTGTAGCAAGTCCAGTTTTACCAGCCGATGTGAGGTTAGCAAGTCCAGTTTTACCAGCAGTCAACAAAGCTCCTGCACTTCCACCAATTTTTACCTGCGGTATTTTAGGTAAAGTTTTCTTTAGATTACTAGTGGTTGTCATCAGACTCTCTTTAGCAGAACTAGTTTCTTTCATCAACTTTTCTTTAGCATCACTAGTGGATGTCATAAGCCCCTTTTTAGCACCAGTAGTGGTATCCATGACACCCTTTTTAAGATCAGTAGTGGTTGTCATTAACTTCTTTTTGGCATCAGTAGTGGTTGTCATTAACTTCTTTTTAAGAGCATCAATTGTGGGTACTTTTGTTGGTATTTTTATTGCAGGTGGCTTAATAACAGGTGTCTTGATAACAGGTGTCTTGATAACAGGTACTTTTGTTGGTATTTTTATTGCAGGTGGCTTAACAACAGGTGGCTTAATAACAGGTGTCTTGATAACAGGTGTCTTGATAACAGGTACTTTTACTTTCGCAACTTTCTCCACAACTTTAGGTACATCTGCTACTGTTGTCTCTGCTTTCTTTGCAACTTTCTTTACTACTTTCTTTGCCTTCTTTGCAACTTTCGTTACTGCTTTAACAACTCCTCCTCCACCCCCACCAAAGAGGACAAGATCTCCTTCATAATCAAATGACTTTGAGGACTCTTCAACTAGTTCTCCTTTGTTCTCATCCCATGTGTAAACAACCTCTGTATATATTTTCATGTTACTCCGCTTTCTTCTTTTTCTTAACAGTTAATTGTTTAGAGGCACCTTGAACGGATTTCTTATCTGTATCAGAGAGATCTGCTTTCTTACCTGAACCAGAACTTGTCTGTGTTTGTCCACTAGATGAGTAGTTTGCTTCAGATGTGTCAGAACCTACATCATCATCACCATCTCCACCTTGACCTAGTATTCTGTTTACGAAGCCAGTAACTTCTTGTCCCTTCTCACCTACAAAAGTCATACCTTCCATACCTTTATCATAAATATCACCAGTCACTTGACCAAAACGATCTTGCCCTGCCCTAGTCTGCTCATCAATCTTTTCTCTTTTTACTTTTTGGTATTGCCTTTTCGCAGACTCATGTGCACCTGTAATAGATTCTGTATTAGCTCCTAAAGTTCCACCGCCCATTTTATTCCCTTATAAATAGTGTCCAATCGTCTCCTCCATCTCCTTTATATTCAGTTAAACCTCTTCCTAATCTACTGATTAGAACTGGATAGTAAGATGACTTAGGATGACATGGTAATATATATGATGAAGTATTGTTTTGATTCATTAGTGTATCTAATGATTGAAAGATAACAGTTGAATCTCTATTAGTAATCTTTTCTGAATGCATCCACCAGTATACTGTAGGTGAATGTGTACAAAAAGCACCTGCTATTTCTCCGTCTTTAAAGATAACATGTGTTGGATACATAGGTAGTCTACCATTTTCATCGGCAACTTCCATTACTTTTTCCATTAACTCTTGAGTGTTAATTGGAAATACTTGTAAATTAGTTATCATAGTGTGTGTGTATGTGTTAAATAAGCACTAGCTGTTTATACGTTTAGCCCCCCACCTTTGTAAGCTGAGTGGGATTTCCCTTTAGCCTTTCCTTTCCTTTTCTTCTTGTACTTTGCCTTAGATACCTCAGACTTAGGAGCATCCAACATCTCCATCTCTGCTTCTGCTATATCAGGTCTGTCCATTTGTGCAGGAGGTGGTGGAGGTGGTGGCATCTTAATCTTAGGTGTTGATTGGCTTCGTCCACCCATGATCCTCCTCATATAATTGTGTAAGTCGTGCAACCACAGACTGTTGTCCTTGAAGGAAAACAATTTCTTTTATATCTGTCCCATTCGGAACATCCTTATAAGGAGGTAGTCTATCGGGAAACATTTCTTCTAAATATTGTAATAATTCTTTTGATACCAAGTTGTTATAGTCCATAAATGTCCACTTTTGTATTAGAGTTCACATGAATTGGCAACACAAGCTAACTCTTGGGAGCCTGAAGTACTGTCAAGTGTCTCATATTTAATAAGATTGTCCCAATTAATAGTGGGGAAACTCTTGCTTAGTGAGTCGAATTCTTTCTTAGTACACTCTGTGTATGGTGCTTGTTTATAAATGTAGTCAGAGTAAGGTAAAAAGGAAACACCTGATATGTCATCAAAGTTATCAAAAACATAGGAGCCAACAGGGAGCCACTCATCTTCCTTAACGGAGATAGTCTGGCTAACTTTGTGTTCGGCCCAGAACTTAGAATAAATACCATGAAGTTCTAGCTGACCAATAGCGGAGAGATCTTTTCTTGTTAGAGAAAACTTAGGGGATCTCATGGGGAAATAAAAGACCATGACATTACTGGGATTAGTTATGTCAGGTTCGTAAGGTACCCCACTATCAATCAGTAGTGTGCACAGGGGATCTTTCACATCAGTTCTAACTGTCCTAATGTAGTAAGGACTGTGCCGTGTGTGGATTCCAGAAGCAGAGTCAACAAG